GATATGATTGATCAAGAATGGCATTTCTTTTACACTGATGTGGTCGGTGGCCATATTCGATCGAGTGTTACATTTAGAAGTATTGTAACTCACTTGGTTGATGATTTTCAAAATAAACAAAATATTCATACTAAATTGACTAGTGCATTGTCAACCATAACTTTACAAGCTGATGATTCGGATTACCATGATGTTGATGATTACAGTAGAGAAGATGCTATACGGGATTGTATGGCAAATATTAGAGCAAGTAGAATTGATGGTGACTATGAGGAATATAAGGAAATGTTTATAAGTGAATTGAGATGTCTTGGAATTTATAAATTGAAGAATGAAAAGAATTGGGATGATAAAACTTTAACGGCACAAGAAATGTATTATTTGATAGAACCAGAGGTAGAATCAGTAATTAATAAGGATAAATGTTGGAAAGGTCTGTGTTATGCAGTATTTGGAGTCGCAACGGTTAGCATGCTAGGAGTAGCAGCAGTAGGTGTTTATAAATTGATTAAGTCTATTATTCAAATGTTTATTAGTGGCGTTAAGGCCGCTTTTCAAGGACAAGCATATGATAGTACGCCTAGGCATAAGAGCAAACCAGTTGGAGTCGTTCTTCAGAATGATGAAGATAAACTACGTAAATTGCGACGAAATATACGAGTTATTCGTATCGTAGATATTGAAGATGAGTCAATTATGTGTTCTATGTATTGCCTAACTTTTGAAAGTAAGTTTATAATAGTAAATCGACATTTTATTGATTCATGGCGTAGAAAACGGAGTTCAGGGATGAATGTTAATATCGAAATCGAGTTGGTAACTAGTACTGGCGATACTTTGCGAATGGAAAAAGTTGCGATAAATGAAGCTATGATTAAAGATATTAAGAATGACCAAGGAACGTCATGTGATCTATGTTTGGTTTATTTGTCTAATGCCAATATTAATGGAGCAGGGAAAATAAGTCAATTTATACCTACACGTAATGAATTTGTCCAAATGTTAAGAGGTAAAGATATTGAATCCACAATTATAGGTAATGAAAAACAAGATGATATAGACGTAGTTACAAAGATGCGCTATGAATTAGTCACAGCAGATGGTGATGACATGACAATGATTCTTAGTACATTTTGTGATAATATAACTAAAAGTGGAGATTGTGGTAGGCCGTATTATTTTAATAATAACGTGTCTAAGCCTCTATATGCTCTGCATTCGGCTTTAGCCAATGGTACACGACGTGCAGGAGCAACACCACTTATATTAGATGATATTATGGAGGCATATAATACATTTAAGTCTAGTGAATTACCCATAGAAGAGGAAATTAATTTTCAATGCAATGGGAAAGTTAGTAAATATTGGAACACTCCCATTGAAAATTTGGGAGAAGTTAGTGTTAATGGTATTAAGTTAAATACTGTAATGATTGATAAGACAGATAAAAGAAAATGGTTAGAACATGATGAGTGGCCTAATAAATATGCACCTTCTTATAAGGTAATTACAGATGATTTTCATGCAATGTATTCCAATGCACAAAAATGTATTCCAAAGTTCACACACGTTGTTGAACCGCGCATGCATGAATTGTGTGTACAGCAATACATACAACAATTTCCACAAGAAAGGGATAGGCATTTATTGACTGAATTCGAAATTATCAATGGATATGATACTATGAA